CATTTAAATCACCAATTTTTACAAGACCAATACCGTGCGGTAAGGATGTCTTTAGCTGACGAACAATTATGCCTGGCCCGAAACGACTTACGCCGCTCTGGGTTACTTTTCTTGATCGTCATGTTGGGGTCGCCAAATCGAATGAGGCGTACCGTCTTGCCCTTCTTTGCAAGGACAGCGAACTTTTTGTTTTTGCCGGGTGTTCTTTTTTTCTTGTTATATCCAGAAAACTTTTCCCCGCGATATGTGATAGCCATTAGCCACCTAGAAGATTACGGAAGCCAAGGTTGGCTTCTTCAGTGACCCCCTGGCCACCTGTCAGCAATGTCGGTGCGCGACCACGCGCAAGTATGTTGCGCCGCCGTGCGCTGCGTTGAGATGCCGTCATCTCTGGATCGTCCCGCGTTGGCGGGGCAGGGGGCGGGGGTGGAGGAGGAGGGGGTGGCGGTGGACTTGTATTACCAATGCACATTATCTTCGTCCCCCTAATGTTGCTCTGTCACCAAGCAACGTGTTGACGCCCAAACGAACGGCTTGCCCTGCGGCAAAACCAAGCGGGCCACCGATGAGACTGCTGGTGCCAAAGCCAGCGAACCCGCCAACGGTGGGCGGGCTGTTAAGATTTGCCAAAAAGCTACCGGCTTGGGGTGCAACAGTGTTCCGGTATCCCGCCGTCATCCCTCTTCCGCCTTCTACTAATTCAAAAGTGTCGTCGCCACGTTCAATAGCTTCAGTTTGCCGTTGATCATTTGCAATCTGTTGGTCTGAACGGTTGTCTCCCAGAACGCGACCAATGAAACTGTCAGCAGATTTATAAGTTTGATTGCTCATAGGGTCTCGCGTCCTCTCCCCATACTTATCGTCACCGCCGCCGCTAGTATCGCCAACACACATACTAAAATTCCTCGTCAAATCTTTTGCGCGTAATCGAATAACAGTGATAGGTCTGCCTATCTGATGAGTAATCCTCGCAAGTTGCCTCGCGTATAAATCCAATTGTCTCTAACCAACGATGGGCCACGTCGTGACCGTCAGCCGACCAGCAATCCAATCTAACGGCGCCGGTCCTTGCTATCTCTGTGGCAAACTCGCGCCGTATAGATTTGGTCACGGACAAAGCCACGTCGGGCCATTGGTCCGTTGCAAACATCCAACACTGCCACACTTTAGGTAGCCGTTCGTTAGCGCCCCATGCTGCGACAGGTATGCTGTCTTTGAACGCCGCATAGCAGAACCGTTGCCCGTGGCTCATGGCTGCTAAATCTTCTGGCGTTGGCCTAAACAAATGCGGATAAATTTCTTCCTTGTCCGCTGCCCGCATGTTGCGGGCGATATAAACAACGTCGGCGTAGTACGCCGGTTCTATCTTCACTGTCATGCAAAGTTATCTGCGTAATCCGACATGATTACCGGGCGCCCGTCATTAAGACGCTGCGTCCGCGACAAGTTGCTCAATGTGTCGTCTTCGTCTTGATCTCGCAGCCCAACCGCTAGATACCGAAAAGCATCAGCAGAATGGCTGCTATGATCGTGATTAGGACGATCACGCCAATCGTTTTTTCTTGCATCCCATGCTCGATGGTATGCACGCAGCATTTTAATCCCTTCAGCACATTTGCGCCGATCAAAGTAACAACGCGGGAGTAAACCTCTGACAGCTTCGATACCATCTTGCACCTTTAGTTTTGCAACAACAGTTGGCCGCATGCCCAGACCAAGTAACATTTCATAGCGGCTGGAGCCGCTTCCTAATTCCCTAACCATAATGTCATGGGGGAAGTAGAACTTGTCGTAGTTGTACGGCTTGTTGTTTAGTTCCTTTACATAGTGATGAAGCCCTTCACCGCTGGCTTCATAGTAGTCGATCAGCCTGATCTCTCCGGTCCGTGGATACTCTTGGCAAAACCATATAGCAGTTGAATCCGCGACGCCCAGATCAAAGGCCACCGACACTTGCAGGTTGGGGTCATAGGGTACACTTGTGATGCGCTGATCTGTCTCTGCGAGATCCAGCGCCTGTGCGTAATAGCTCCCAACCAATGCAGCACTCCAGCTACATTCAAATTCCTGTTGATACTGGCTCTCGTCCATAATCTCACGAGCCGCATCAAGTTCCTCTTGCTTGAGGATGCCAGTTTCCGATGCCCTGAAGATCATCGAAAACCAGTCGTTGCTGCCATCCTCTTGTTGCTGGATGGCGTAGTCGTATATCTCCTTAAACTGGTTGGACCCGCGTGGGGTTCCGATCCAGGTGCAGTTGCCCAATCGGTCTGTGATAGCTGGGCGAATGACCTCCGGGTACAAGCGGCTGTTCATGTCCGCGTACTCATCGAGGATTACGCTATCAAGGAACAAACCCCGGAGTGCATCTGCGGAATCGCCGCCCAGCAAGTATATCTTGCGGTTGTCTGGTAGGTCGCAGCGTAGCTCTGCTTCGTTAAACTTAACCCCCGGTATGACGCCCGCGTATTCTCGTAAGTATGCCCAGGCTATTCTTTTGGCCGCTGTGTACGTGGGTGCAATGTACGCCCCCTGTGGTCGAGGGTGGGGGCAGAGTAATATGTCGCGCAGCAGATGGTTCAATGCCATCACTGTCTTGCCAAAACGTCGGTGTGCGACTGCTACGTTAAACCGGCGTGAGTTGTT